ATGACGAATGATGAAATAGAAAAGAAATTATTAGACAAAGGATTCACAGAAAAAAATATTCAGCACATGAGAAAAATAATTTCTCGTGATAAAACACATAAAGAAACATATCAGTCTTTACTGGGTAGTTTAAAGAAAAGATTTTTGGCTGGGTGCGTGATTGTATTAATTCTGTTCGCCTTTACTGTTCCTGAGTTGGTAAATCAAGAAAGGACAGATTTTATCTCCATCTACATCACTTTAGCACTGGCACTATTTATAGTCTACATTATGGCTCCAATGAATTTGGCATGGAAAGCTTATCGGTATCTTAAAAAAGAGGGGTAACCCCCTCCTAATGATATTCTCTTACCTTTGGAATTCCGATTTATCAGTGAGGTATGTCTCGGATATTGTCCTGATTTTGTTTGCTGAAGTAGCCATTTTGAACATCAGAGCAGACTTACTCATTGTATTGATTTTTCTATAATGATCTGTAGGTAAGTAATCAAATAATCGCCATGCTTCAGGTTTTAAAGAAAATTTTAGTATACCATAGAAGGATGTGGTGAAATCCATTGAATAATATGCCAGCATTCCTGTTTTTCTATCAAAACCGAAAAATTCAGCACCATTCATGTATATGTTAGGCATGAATCCAACAGCATCTTTGTTACCACGTAGTTTGTCTATGTTTTCAACAACAGAGCTAACACCGCTAATGAATATATGAGCACCAGCAACAATGCCAAGGAGATTACCCGTAGGTATGGATGTGAATAGTATGCCAGCACCGATAGCGACTTGAACTCCACTGACGATAACACCTATGCCATTGATAATATATCCAACAATACCATCGTGTTCTTCTATTTTTACTGATACAAAAACTTTAGCTTGTTTTAATGAAAGTAAGGTCCCTTGTTTTTCCAGGTTGTAGCATTCAACCTTAATGTTATTTATAGCTGTTTTACATTCATGGTCACTCTTTGCTGTTTTTATCGCATTTAAATTATTATCAGAAAATACCTTTATTTCGTTTTCAAAACGAGTTCGGATAAAAAAATCTTTTATGTGACGAGTAGATAATGCTTTGGATTTTCTGATTAAATCATTCGCGACTATTTTCCCCATTGAGAGAAAGTAATCATTATTTCTTTTTTGTCCAGATAAATAAATATCCATAATATCCATCTCCATTGTAAAAATAGCAGAATATTACCCCATCACTCAGATACAAACCAAGCTTTTTTATAAAAAAATATACAAGCCCACAATGCTCACAAGATATGTCCCAATATAAGAATTACCCATTATAATGAGATTATTCTTGAGTTGTTAGATGGTAATTTCATAGGGGGATGGGGGAAGTTTTACTGCTATAAGAAGACTGATGGATGGTTTGGTTTTTTGTCAGGAATGAAATCACAATGCTACAGAATTATAGGAGGTAGGGAGGTGGAATGTAGTATGTAGATTGTGTAAAAATCATATTTAATTTCTATTTTTTTCAATTGAAAAATCAAACAAGAAAATTTTCAGGGCCAAAGCCGGATATCTTCTTTCCGCTATAAGATTTATACGGCTCGATACCGTCTTTTTTACACTCATCTAAAAAGACCGATAGAGAGAGTGAACCCTCTTTTTTCAGCTCTTCCACACTATAAGCATAGAAGTCAGCACCACCATTCAAGCCGATAAACTCACCCCGAAACATTTCAATTTCTGGATCAAAGTTGATGATGGCAGTGTGGCCGTCAATTTTCATTGTGTTGTTCATGGTTTTATTCCTAAACTGTCAAGCCATAACCTGATGGAGTTAACCGCTCCCTTATCAGTGGTAGGTCTGGGGTGGGGTCGGTGAAAAATACGTTTTTCACCTTTTAACAGCACCGCAATCCTTGAGCCTTCCCGTTCGTGTATTTCTGCCCCTAATCCAATAAAAAGCGCTTCAATATCAGACCACTTACTGGTTGAGCATATACATCTGACAACGTTTTTTGGTGTCGTTTATTCATAACTATTATGGTACCAGATTTTGACACTATGACAACCTGATGGTGGTATCACTTTATGGTGACTATTCGTCAAGGATAGGGCAATCTCGTTTACTCTATAAATGTCTCAGTCCATCAATATGGTGACAATTATCAGAACCCGCCAAACGTACTCGCATTACTGCCATATCTACTACTTTATGTAACATCTTTCATACTGTTGCATAACTTAAGAAACGTAAACCTCAGTACCTAAGACGATCTAAGACGATCTAAGACCAACCAAATCAAGAGAGCCAACACTCCTATAGAGGCAAGCCAAACTATCAGCTCAATTCCATACATATCTATTCTCTTGTCCCCGTTAATTGCATCACTACGGGCTCATGCTGTACACAGAGATCCATTTCTAGTGCTACCCCTAATGCAGCCAAACACCCATCAATAAACCCTTCTGCTGTTTGTAAGCGTACTGAGACTTGATTGTGGGAAATTCCTAATTTCCCAGCCATCGCACGTAACGGCATGCACTTGATGTAATACAATTCAAGCAAAGTACAAAGGTAGGGATTTTTCTTTTTCAAAACATTCATCGCAGAACTGATGATCAATCCATCATCGTCACTACATGAAGCACGTGATTTACGTGTACAAGGCAATAACCCTTTAAATCCAGCGGCAATAGGCGAATAGTAAACACTCCCTCCTTTATTTGCAGCCCATGCCCCCCATAGTTCCAAAATATGCTGAATATCTCGCCCTGGTTTATTCTGCTTCTCCAGTAAGGTCTTCTTCGCAGGCATTACAACTTCCCCTCCTTGCGCAAAATCTGCTGAGTACGCATCACTCCTTCTGCGTGGAACAAGCGAAGCTCATCACTGGAATATTCTGTTTTTACTCTGCCATCACAAGCATCGTGGCATGCACTACAGGACCATGCACCTTGGACATCGTCTGGTTTTATGGCGATCCCACAGGTTCCGGCCAAACGGTAATGAGCCAGCACCGTTGTCTCAGGGTTATGATTACAAACGCCAAAAATCCGTATTTGGTATTCTCTGCCTCTGGCCTCTTTACGGAGATTTACCTTCTTCATGCAAACTCCAACAACCGTAATGCCACGCCTTCCGCTTCCTGTTGAGCCCGAAAACTGCGATGGAGAATGGAGTTCCAAAGCACATTAAAAACGGCTTTATAAAGCGACTGGAAAGTATCTTCGTCCATGTTGGCAAAGCTAATGGACTTGGGAATACGTTGGTGTAACCCGTTGGGTAATATCACTTCATCGTAATATCCCGCTTCAACGATTGCCCAGCCTCGATATGGTTCGAATGACTTGAGTAAGGCAATGTCTTTTGTGCGGAGTTGGCCGACCTCAAACAGATATTCATCAGCAACAGCGGTAAGCGTTTCACTGTATTGTTGGCCGGATACTCTGATGAGGTAATTTACAAAACCATCAACAAGCTGGCGTTCTTGGGGGGTAAGCACACCACCGGCGGGTGTCCAGTAGTCAAAGCCAAACTGCAAGAGTTTGAAAAACCGTTTGTGGAATTGGTAATTGCGGACACGCCTGAATTCAGCCTGTATCCACTCACCGATTTTAATACGTTGCAGAAAATCGCTGTCCTCGACTGTCGCCGGGATCAAGATTGTTGGTGCGGATTTTTCTAACTTTAATAACTGCGCCATAACGTCTCCGATATAGCGCATCAATGTCAGTTACCCAGTTGTTCAGGCCGGGACAACGCTTATTTTAAAAAAATACCAATTCCTGTCAATCAAGCATTTCCTTAAGTAACTCTCTGAGAGTATCTGTAGAAACCACCCTGTCATTAAAAGACAATTTTCTAATTAATAAGCATTTCTTTTGAGCGGTGATTAAAACTCTCTCGTCATTATTGCAATCAAATCTACCAACAATATTACCGTCTTTGCAGCGAACTATGGCATAGCCAACCTTTGGCAGCTCTAATATATCCATTAACCATAACCTCACTGCTCATAAAACCATTTGTCCGCACTTTCCCACGTTTCTTGCAGGATGGTTACAATCCCCTCTCTTTCTGTATCCGTTACCCGAAGTATGGATGCCCCATCAGATGCCGCGCGGCGAACTGAAACAGAACATTCCGGAAACTGCACAGACAACCGCTTTATAAGTTCTGTTTGTAACGCTTGTTCTGCTCCCTTAGGCAGTTTTTTAGTGCGATCAATTGAGACTTCGATTTTCATCGCTTCACCTCACCCGACAATTAACTGTGTTTTTATACAGTATTGCAGTGAGATTTTTCAAGATCTTTTTTTCACTGTTAAAATGTAACCAACTATAAGCAATAGCTTTTATTACCGCTCACTGTTAAAGCAGGTCTCTAGAGTTTTACGCTGCTGTTCAAATAATTTTAGCCGTTCCTGACGCTTGGATTGCTCTCGCGCTAAACGTTTTTGGTGCTCTCGAATACGCTGCTCTCTCGACTGCTGTATATCAGCCAATAACGCCGAAACGTAGGAGTGCACCCTCGTCTGCCCATTTTTTGATGGTTGAACATTATTCACATTTGGAGAGGGCAGATATTTATTGGCTATCGGTGCTGGCAACAATCCGGCATTTTGAGCAGTGGTGATCGCTTGAACTCGTTTTTCCGTATCCCACCCCTGCGAAACTCGCCAACATGGTGATTTATTTTCTGCTTCAGCAACTGCGACCAATCGCTCGTAAGTCTGGATAAAGGCCATACGTGCCCCCACTTTGTCACCGGATTCAAGTACAGGCAAAGCAACGGCCCATGCTTGCGACATTTCATCAGTCCACACCACCGTGTTTGACTCATCCTGAGCAGGAAGTGACAGTGCCCATGCTTCGTTTGCAGCAGGCCTTGTATCCGGTTTCTGCATCCGGTCAATAATTGCCTTAAGTGTCAGCTTTCCCGCATGTTCTTTGCGAACACGAACCAATGCCTTACAAATCTCGTCGTAGGGATAATCACCGAGGTCATCGACCATCAGCATCACCAACGATGACTTGATTTCATGCCCAAGCGCTTCTGCTGTGACATGCAAACGGCTTGATAACTCTTCCTGTTCGAAATCACTCAGCATTCTGACCCCCATTGGCGGCGCGACGTGCCCGAAGCATTCGAATAGTCTCATCAGCCGCGTTCAGGTTAGTTTGGGTACTGTCGATTTGTTTCGCTCTGGCTGCCGTCATCGTTCTGCCAGTAGCCCATTGCGTGTGCAGTGATTCAGCATCGGCCAGCAAACATCCGACAGGGTGAAGCTTTTGAACGTAAAACGTGTTGTTCACCGAGAGGTAAAATTTAGCGACATGTGGCGCAGCCTCCATCCCGACTCGTTCCACGAATTGCTTGATCTGACTGCTCACTTTGGCATTTCGTACAGGGTCTACCCCATACCGCTCCCAATACCCGTTTTTGTAGGCCTCCCACGTTTTTCGACAGGCTTCCCTCAGCGGTGTTTCCTCCGGTTTTGATTTCGATGTTGTTTTTCGGGTAGCGGGCGGCTGAGTCGGCACGCAACAGATCTTATTCTCTGTAGTAATCTCTGTAGTATTCTTTGTAGTAATCTCTGTAAGATCGAATCGGGGATTTACCTCTCCGCGAACTGGGGTTTCCCTTGCTCGGGGAGAAGGGTTTTCGGACTTCGCGGGCAAGGGTTTCACCGTTTCCCGAATCAGGGAAACCCCGTTTCGGGAATCTGATAACTTGTTATCAATGATCTCATTCAACCGATCACAATCAACTCGGTAGTACATTTTGTGCTCAAGTCGTTTGTTTGTTTCGATTAAGATACCTCTTGATACAAGCTGCTTACGCGCTGTTTTTTGCTGTTCAACAGTTAGCCCTGTTTCCTCTTGAATCTCTTCCTGGGTTTTCTGAACACCTAATTCAGAATGAGCTTTATCCTGCCAATAGAAAATTTGGCCGAAGAAAATAACGGCATGAGGACTCCCCATGTATTTAACAAGACCGGGGTAGTAAGCTACTGGTCGTCCAAAATCCAGTAATAAATCAGACGGACGCATTTCCCCTCCCCATCAAAGTTTGTTTATTCGTCGGTAAGCCATCTGTTGGGTTAGGATAAATATCACCACGAACCTCATGAGGGGTAATTTCCCAATCAAGAACTTCACACAATGAAATAACTCTGTTGGCAGGTACTTGGCTGTTAAACCAGAAGCTAACAGCTTGGGGTTTAGTCCCTAGCTCCTTCGCGATTTCGGTTTGGCTTTTTAACCCGCAGATGCGTCGTTTAAGTTGTTTATTCATAGTATCTCCTTTACTTAAAGAGAAAATATACAAGCAAATGTGGCTAATTTCTAGATTATCTTGTTAAAGACTTGAAGTGATACCTACAAGGAGAGCTTGTATAATGTTCATCATGAAAGAAGAAAATAAAAATTTCGCTTATCGGATCCAGTCTGTTTTACAAGAAACAGGGTGGAATCTCTCCGAATTGGCCAGAAGAGTAATGGTAAGCCCTCAAGCCACACAGCAGTGGTCGAAGGGAGAAACAACTGCGCGCGGAGAACGTCTAAAAAGACTTTCAGCCCTCACAGGAAAACCATCACACTGGTTCTTCATGCCTCCTGGGGAGGAGTTGACTGATAACGAAATGCAAACCTTGATGACCAACTCCGCACTAGACGACAAAGAGCAAGCGCTTTTGGCCCTCTTTAATCAAATGCCAGAAGCTGAAAAAAATCGACTTATAGTTCACGCCAAATCCGTTTTGCATGAGTTAGACCTACTCAAAGGTGATGTGGCTAATATAATCAAGGACATATCCAAGTAATAAAAAGTGCCAGCGTCAAAAGCTGGCTTTTTCTTGTTTTTGATTTAAAGTTTTACTAGAAACACACTTTACAAAAACCAGTTTTTCTTGTAATTTATTCCACATACAGAAATCGCATCATTGTCAGATTCAAGTTCCGCAGCCCAGCGTTAAGGGCAACAGCAAACAGGCAGGACGCCCACGAAGTAGCCGCCAGCGGCGTATGAAGAGCTGGATGATTTGCTGGTAATGAATGAGGTTACAAGCTAATGAGCAAGCAACAACAAATCAAATATCTCATCGAGTGCTACACGATTCCCTTTGAGACAGCTTATGAAAAATTATCCGTTAAAGTCTGGAACATGATGATGGAAGCCGAAGAGATTAGAGATTAATTGCCATAATATTCCTCACCGCCCAGCTAGCGGTGGCGGTAATAACACTAGCAGTATGTGATTGGGTTTTTATATGCGTTACTTATTTTACTAATGCACATACAGACAGCTCGGAAAGACGAGCACTCAAAAAGAAAGGTTCAGGCTTCCATCAATTAACAGTGGAATAAATTTGTACAGTATTAACCCCTGATCCTTTCTCTGTGAGTTATCCAATTAAATATGTGTGAATTCTTATTAATTCGCGCAGGGGATTTCTACACCTAAAAATCAACAAGTATTACGCCACGGAGTGAGCGACGTAATCACTTCCCAGCCCCGAAGAGGGATCGACTGGCTAATGAGTTCTTTAAAGTGAATTTATCAAGCGTCTATATTAGGCGCTTTATTCAATTCATTCGTCAATATAGGAGTTGTAAATATGAGAAACAGAACCCAACAATGAAAATCGAAATCACTTTGACTTGTGCTAGCAATGAGTCAGAAATGACCGCCACAAACCCTCGTACCTCACCAGTTCGGGGGTTTTTGCTTTCTGACGCTAATGGGTTCACAAATCTACCCGTAATGCTGTCCACCATAATAAACACCAGCGATCAGAACACAGTCACCATCCACAGCAAAAGCGATAACCGTCCGATGTCTAAAATGCGTAACTCGTAACCCCGGACGAATATCATCACGTTTATTACCGCGCTCTGGGAATGTTGAAAAATCCTCTAAACATTCCAGAAGAGCGTCAATAAAACCATCAGCAACAATCCAGTCAGATTGTTCTGTGTGATATAGCGATGGAGGTCTACTATTTGTTGCTCTGCTTCAGGCGTAAAAGTGACTCTGTAGTCCATTAAATTTACTTCCCGTTGCGAATAGCGGCGCGAACCTGCTCCAACGAACGTCCCTCGGTAGGATTTTTACGAATAGCATCTAAAGCTGGAGCGGCCGTATTACTGAGCCATGCTTCAACAGCCTTGTCACGCTCATGGAGGGCGCGCAGACCTTCGCGAATAACTTCGCTTTCCGATGCATAATCGCCGGAAGCAACCCGTGAACGAACCATTTCAGCCATTTCATTAGGCAATGTGATACTGAATTGTTGAGTGGTACGCATAACGTGGACTCACTGAGTAGGATTGAACACTATTGGATTTTAGCACGAGCTTTGGGTGTTGACGACGATAAGTGTCAGGGTTTATATTTCCCACGCAGCCGCAAAATCGGTTGTCGGGATTGGAACCCCGATGGACACAGAGCGACATAGACGCGCTTGCATCTTTTTTATTGTCGTAATGTACCCGCACATCTGAACAATGGTGGGGCGTACAGGGGAGCCGCAAGGCTCACCGGTTTCTGTGCCCGGTAGTTCCAACCCTGTACGTCTCACCACCAGATGATTGGAACCTGACGGTGGTGATTAGTTCTACTAGCATAGAGAATTATCGCCATGACTAACCAACTCATTCCCGTTTTTAACGGTACTATCTCAAACGAAACAACCCTACTCTGCGATGCGCGCGATCTGCATGCCTTTTTAGGCATAGGAAAGGTATTTGCCGCATGGATCACTAGTCGAATAGCTGAGTATGGGTTTACCGAAAATCAGGACTACATTTTGCTTTCCCAAATTGGAAAGCAAACACCAGGTCGCGGCGGACATAACCGTAAAGACTACCACCTCACCCTCGACACAGCTAAAGAACTGGCGATGGTTGAGCGTAACGAAAAAGGTCATCAGATACGCCGGTATTTTATCGAGTGTGAAAAGAAACTACGCCAACTAGCGACATCCCCCGAACAATCCAAACATAGCAAAGTCCTTCTCCGATTTTATGGAGAGAAACTTATCAGCTCTCAGCATCTGCCAGATAATTACTTCATCGGCCCTATGGAAACATTTATTGAAGTTCTCCAACGAAAAGGCCTGCTTATCATTAATCCCGACGATCTGAAAAAAATCGCTTACTAATTTATAGCAACAGGAGTCACCCATGATTATTTCAATCAGGGGTGGCACCTCTATGGGTGCCGCCTCAAAAAACGGAATACTTTATATCCAGCACCATCCATCCAATCGTCTGTCATCTGCCAGTTTTGAACCACCACGGTCTAAAAAAAGCCTTTGGCAACAATTTATTGAATTAATCAATCTGAGGTTGGAACCATGAGCCTTGGTAAAACAGAAAAAGAAAGCATTGGAAATCGAAAAGAACACATTCTGGATGCATTGTATTACCGCAGAAAGGGACTCAGAAAAGCAAAACAGTCATGTTTGAATCTGGCGAAGCTGGAGCGATTAAACCAGCGCTATTTCTTGGGTGAACAACCATTTTAGGGAGGGGATTATGCAAACTAAAGCGGTTTACAAGGCAATTGCAGCCGTAGCAAAGGATTTATCAGAAATCGGTATCGCAAAGAACAGTCGGAATGCTCAGCAAGGATTTCAATTTAGGGGGATTGATGCTGTTTACAACGCCCTATCCCCTGCACTGGTTCGCAATGGATTGGTGATCCTTCCGCGTATTGTTGAGCGAACGGTTTCAGAACGAACAACACTAAAAGGTGCATCGCTTTTTTACGTTGTCGTTAAAGCTGAGTTTGATTTTGTCGCAACGGAAGACGGTAGCACTCACACGGTAACAACATTTGGCGAGGCAATGGACACCGGGGACAAGGCAACAAACAAAGCTATGTCGATAGCCTATAAGTACGCAGCGTTTCAGGCATTTTGTATCCCAACAGAGGAAACCGCAGCAGACCCTGACGCAGAAACACACCACCCAGCACCGAGAAATTGTGACGAAATACTGGCCGATTTTACCGCTCAGGCAACTGACTGCCAAAACGTTGATGAATTGCAGTCCATCTATAAAGCCGCGTGGAATGCGATGGCATCATCAGCAGAACACCAACAGAAATGCATCGAGGTATACAAGCTCCGTGCTTCTGAATTGAAAAGAGTGGCATGACCCCCGACAGAGGCAAAGTGACAATGACCGAAAAAGAACGAATCCTTAAGGAAATTGCCCTTGATGCTTTGAAAGCTTTTGACTGCGCCCAAAAAGGCCAATCACACCCCAGAATATATAAACACGGATATGTTTATGCGGGGATGCTACGCAGAATCAATACCATTGCATCAATGAATCCTCCCCTCCCTAAATGGATGTCTCAGGAAAAGGAATCATCCCGCAGGAAAGCATTATCTGCCTATTTCGCATCACTGCCTGAAAGCAACAGGCAATCATACATCCGCACCAGCAATACTTCTGGTCGCGGTGGGTTTGGCGACTAATCCGAGGATTGTAATAATTCTCAGTAAAATCATGCAAAAACATTATATAACCCCACTATGAAATACTAACTTATCTACGAAGATCCCCCCTTGGACATATCGCGATAAAGCCATAGCCGGCAATCGGGTGCAGAATTTAAGTACCCCACATTGAGCGTCATTGATATTTGCCGCTCACCTGTTTGGAAACTTGCTGCTGATTCTTGCTTACTCGCAATGTGGTGGGTACCAACATTTATAGGGGGTACTGATGCATTCGTGTGTGTTGGCATTACTGATGCTGTTGCTTATGTATTTATTGGCACCATAAAACGATATATAAACACAATTTTTTAAAACTTAAAAAGTATAAAACTAATATTCTGACCAAACGTGTTGAGGTATTTACAATGGCACGAACACAATTATTAAGAGATTGGGCTATAGAAGAGTTCGGAGAAAAAGAATGCCCAAGTTATATAACGCTACTTTCCTACGCAAAAAATAAAATGATCTATCCGCCCCCCAAAAAAGCTGGCCGCTATTGGCGAGTTGATAAAGGTGCAAGATTTGTAGGCGTGATTGCACAGCCTGTAATTACCCCTAAAGATGACCCTCGATTATTGAGGATATTATCTGATGGCTCGCCCACGAAAATATAATATCGATATTCCTGGCTTATCTTGTTACACCGATGCTCGGACTCAAAAAGTATATTGGCGCTATAAACACCCAATCACTGGTACCTCACATGGATTGGGTACTAACGCAGAAGAAGCAAAAACAATTGCAACCGAAGCAAACAAACGTCTGGCAGAGCAGCAATTACGTAATACTTTAGCTATTAAAGACAAGGTAATCCGAACGTTGGGGGGGAGTATCTGTGTATCGACATGGCTTGATCAATATTTAAAAATACAGGATGAACGCCTTGAAGCAAAAGAAATCACTGAAAATACAGTGAAACAAAAAATTTCCCCAATAAAAGCTATGCGCGAAAAATTAGGAATGAAATCTATTCATGATGTGGATACCAGAGATATTGCCAATATTTTAGACGAGTACAAAAAGAGAGGACATTCAAGAATGGCGCAAGTTGTGAGAACAACACTAATTGATGTATTCAGAGAGGCTCAACACGCAGGCGAAGTTCCACCGGGTTATAACCCCGCCTTAGCAACTAAAAATCCATATAACCGAATATCAAGAGAACGCTTAAGTCTTGACGAATTCAATTCCATATTATCAGTAATTAATCCCCCTTTCGGCTATATGAAAAACGCAATGCTATTAGCGCTGATCACAGGACAACGTGAAAGTGATATTTGCAACATGAAATTTTCAGATATTTGGGACGATTTTTTACATGTAGAGCAAAAAAAGACGGGAGCAAAAGTCGCATTTCCTCTGTCCCTAAGATGTAACGCTATAAATATGACTCTTGAAGAAGTCATCGGTATGTGCCGCGATAATGTCGTAAGCCCCTTCCTAATCCACTATACCCATAACTCTTCCCATTCAAGGCGTGGAGCACAGGTAAAACCAAACACCATGAGTTACAACTTTAAAAAGATGCGAGACTTATCTGGCTTGAAATGGGACAAAGGAACACCACCAAGCTTTCACGAAATACGCTCTTTGGCCGCTCGACTTTACAAGGCACAGAATATGAATGCTAAAGAGATTCTGGGACACAAATCGCAAAACCAGACAGATCGCTATATTGATACTCGAGGTAAAGAGTGGACTATCGTTACAGCTTTATAG